AGGTCTACATCAAATAATTGCTCACGAATAACATCAGGAACATCATTTAACCTAACTGGTTTTCTTGTTAACATTCCAGCTAACATTCTTTCAAGTCTTTGGTAATAAGGTTGGCAAACTGAACGAGATAGTCTGTTGTCATAAGCTTCATCTAACTCCCGAGGTTCCTGAGGAAGGTAGCGTCTATGTTTACGCCTCATTTCATAAGACCCGCCCATTAAATCTTCAATTAATGCCCAATGAGGCTCCATGTTTTGCCATGCAGCATTTGGATCTGAAATATCTGCTGTTGCTCCAGCTTGTTCTCTTTTATAAAAGTTGTAGCCGCTATACACGATGAACCTCTTTGGTTATGTAAACAGTTTAAACAAGAGTTCTAGTAAATCCTAATTCCAGTACCACGACCAGAGTGCATGTGTAATGGATTGAACTCTTTCCATATTAAATAACCAAGCGAATCAGCCATGTGATCTAAGTTTTGCGTTTTATCTGGAGTGCCATCCTCTGCATAAGCTTGAAGCTCTAAAGACTCAATTGTTTTTTTACAACGAGGATGAATATGCAATTTTACTTCATCTTTTCCATTGCACAACATTGCTTGAACTGCTGCAACTCTATCTCGGACGTAAGGATTGCTTGAGCCTGATAAGTTTGTAATCCGTCTTTGCTGCAAAAGTTGGATGTCGGTCTTTGCAGCATTTGTACTTCTGTTTCCACCTGAAGCGTCTGGATATGCATAAATCGTACTGTGCGGAAATTTTTCTCGCAATTGGTCAGCCATTGAATCTGTGTCATGTGCTCCTCCAATCTCATCAAAAATGTATAAATGCCCTTTGCTAATTACTCCAATAGCTGCATTGCAGTTTCCAACGTTAAAGTCACAACCAACTCTAATAATTTCTTCTGAGTGGTCAGGCATATCTTTAGTTACATGCTTTGCTCGGTCAAATCTGTCGTAGACAGCTCCGGTCTGAAGGTTGCAAAATTCTCCTTCGGTATAAGCGCGAACTAAAGAAGCTGGATAATTGTCAAGTAATGCTTGAAGAAAATCATCAGGAAGATAAGGATTATCTTTTGTACGAGCTTTGTAGAGTGCTCGGTCTTCCTTGTGACCTTCTCGGACAAACAAATTATAGAAGGTTCCAAAGCCTTCGGGTGTAGAAAAAAGACCTAATTGTCTACGCTGACCTGCTCTTAATCTTCCAAGAAACTTTTCAATTGCTTTTTGCGCAATATCACTTTTGGTTGTGTCTAACTCATCTGATCCAATAAAACTAAGGTTAACTCCAATAATTCTTTGCCAAGATTCCATTGACCGACAAAGGACTGTTACTTCACCATTAGGCAAATTTAATTTGTACTCGGGTAAGGGCGAGGCTCTGTATTCATAATTAATTTCATTTGTTTCCCAAAAATCCTCAAGGGAACGCTGGACAACATCACGAACCAAAGCACCAGTAGGAGCGAAAACAGCCCCAACCGTATTGGGGTTATCAAGAGCGCATAAAGTAGTCCATGCACATAAGGTTCTTGTTTTTCCTGCTCCATAACCTGCACAAAAACCAACAATTCTATGTTCTAAGTCCTTACAGATGTTTTGCTGATAATTTAATAAACCGTTGAAAATACGCTCTTTAATAAAATTTGTTTCTACTTTTTTTTGTTCAAATGAAATTGCATAAGGTTTAAACCCTTCAGGATGTAAAACGTGCCCAGTTGTTAATTCTTTAAGAATAGTCAAGAGCAAAGAGAAGCTAATTTAGCTGCTGTATTAATTGCACCAAGCGCAATGTGATATTGACCAGCCCTTCTAGCTTCCATCTGTAAGGTGCTGCATTGACTCAAAAGATCCGCAATCATTTGGGGTCGCTCTATATCCCAGTCGGCCTTGAGGGCTTCCCTAGCTTGCTCTAAATAGTTATCTGCAGTTCTTTCTGACACCCCCCAGTTTTCTGAAGCATACCGAACGCAATCCGACCTTCTTCCACCATTAGCAATGATCCGTGAAAACCTTTGAACACGGATTAAAGTTTCAGCTTTACTAGATCCTTTAGCCGCCATTTGAAGCCTCTGGAATAAGCCATTTCTCAGCAATTTCTAAAGCCACTCGCTGAGTCATGAAAGGTGGAACACTCATCCCCATAACATAACAAGGATCAGATTTAAGAAAATTGTAGTCTTCAGGGAATGATTGAATGCGAAGAATTTCTCCTTCACTTAAATATCTGGGTTCATCCCATTTCATTAATCCCTGTGTTGCTGTAACAGTTCGAGCAGGAATATTTGGATTAACAACGCTCATATTAAAATAATGGCCTTTTGGATGTGCTTTAGATAAAGGATCGCCTGGTTTAACTTTTTTCCAAAATTTTTGAAGGTTAGAACTAATTTGTTTTACTTTCCCATGTTTTTTAATATCTTTAAAGGCTTCTCTTACTGAAATTGGTGATTCTTTAAAAGATGGTTTTAGAGGTGGAAGGTTTAAATCATTACGTCGAGCAAGGAAAAAAGTTCTTTCTCTTGCTTGAGGAACCCCCATTTTTGCTGAGTTAAAAAGGAATAATTGAGTTGAATATCCAGCTTCACGAAAGGCCGTAAAAATTTCTTTTACATATCCTTTGGCATTACCCGCAATTAAACCTTTAACATTTTCAGCCACAATTATTTTGGGCTGAAGCCTTTTTCCTACTTCAATAAAATGACCAAACAAGTCGTCTAGTTTTTGTTTTTGTTGACCTTCACGGAAATAATTTTCTTTACCCCATTTTTTTTCACGCTTGCCAGCCATACTAAAAACTGAACAAGGTGGAGACCCATCAAGAATGTCTAAATTTTTTAATTCATCAGGAATTTCTTCTAAAGGAATTTTATTAAAATCTTGAACGCCCATTAAAAAACTATGTTTCGGATTATGGTTTGCTCGATATAAAGCCATCATTTCTGGATCTATTTCAACACCACCTAAGACATGAAAGCCCGCAAGTTTATATCCCATTGAAGAACCACCACCACAATGGAAGCAGCTAAAAACTTTAAAACCGTTCTTTTTTATTCCAGAAAGATCGGTTAAATTCCACGGCCCTTTAATTTTTCCCATCAAACTCAAAACCACATCTAGGGCAAGTGTGTTGGAAGTTATCAAAATCTTCTTCTGATTGTTCTTGTGATCCTTCGTATTCTTTGATATCAGTTTGACCCAGCAAGTTTTCTAAGTCTTCTTCATTAAACCAAGGGCTGACATCATGAGTTTGAGAAAGGTTGTGCAACATTTCCCGATCCCAATCGGATAAATCACTTGTTCTGTTATCAGCTAGAGCTAAACCGATTTTTTGCTCTTCTGTTAATCCTGTTCTTTTTATTGCAATTACTTCTGATCCGTCAGCTTCAATAACTCGAACATTCTTTAAACCATTTGCTTTTGCTCCTTCAACAGTTCCATTACCAGCAAGGATACGATTATCTTCATCTATAACTATTGAGCGAGCTGTTCCATAACGCTGAATAGATTCTTTTATAAGAGAAGCGGATCGGTCAGTTCTTTTTCGAGCATTTTGAGGGTCAGGTTTGAGATCTTGTATTGAAGTCATTCAGTATATGAAGCTTTTAATAATTTTATCTTACTAAGATTGCAACAAACCGCATCAAAAAGAAAAAGAAGGACATTATCTCAATAAGATTAAGAAGTTCATTTAAAACCACTTCAAATGAAAAATGACGTTTTACAGGATTTGATTGAATTACAAAAACTTGGATACTGCTCTAAGCGTATTATTCAAAAAGTAAATTCTGGCTTTTACGATCAAGACATAGAAGAAATGGATGAAGGAGGTGCTTCAGTTGAAGAAATCAGTTCTTACATCCAAATAAGTTAAGAGCCTTCGGGCTCTTTTTTTTGCTTGATGATTGGTGTTTGCAAGTGCAATGAGGGCTTTGCGGATCAAACTCTCGAAACAATAGTGGGATTAATAAAAAAGGAGCCTTTCGGCTCCTTTTTTATTAATCAAACACTTACATGTTCGGATAGTTCGGACCGCCAGTACCTTCAGGGGTTACCCAGGTGATGTTCTGTGCAGGATCTTTGATATCACAGGTTTTGCAGTGAACGCAGTTTTGAGA